GTTGTTTGATTTAATACCATTTATTCAACTTATATTTTGTAGTTTTTACATAATATAAATTATAAAATACCTTAAATTTTTCAGATCAAACAACCCAGCTCGCCTTGTAAGTTGTACACCCTTTGGGTGTACTTAACTTCGGTACAGGATGTAACAAATCTCTAAATAACAATAATTCTCATTAGAATTATTGGTAAAAGACTCATTTAATTCTGAAGCGGTCTAAAATGAGCTATACAGTTGCTAGTACTACATTTGAAATAAGGAAAATTTTAACAATAATTCATAGAAATATTATCGAAACTACAATTTAAAATACACACCAGTCTAAACAGACGCAGTAGGTCAATTACTGCGATTTTTAAGAATACTTGTAAAAGAGTCCACTCCAATTTGGCTAGTTGATGCTAATAAGAATCTAAAACCAAGGGTTTTATTCTCCCGGTCAGTTAAAAAATAAACATAACAATCAGAGATGTCTGATAAACTTAGAACAATACTACTCATCTTAATTGTTGTGGGTATAGTTTCCTTAGTGATAATAAAAATACGAAACAAAAGTATCGAACATTTCAAGATTTCACGAACCGACAACTTACCTTCTAAGGCACTTTTCAAAATGATGGATCATGCGATGGAGGCTAATGATAATTTTCAGAATGATATTATTGCCACTGCTCAGTTCGAAGTAGATGAAGCACAAACGCTTTTTAATAACGCAAAAAAGAATTTTGAAAATGCTAAAGACGTGCTTTCTAGAGCAGGTTATGAATTAAATTTAAGAAAAGACAATCTTAACTACATAAAGGAGACTTTTACAGATAAAGCCTATAAAGATTCACAGAATAAACCCGAGTACACAAGTCTAACAGACGTCCAGGTGAAATGGGGTGAACTCAAAGGACAGGAAGAAGGCGAACCTGGTATGGAACTAGGTAAGAAAGAATAATAAAGTAACTATAACATTTATTGATAAAGTTAATTCTTTTTAACGGAGCCTTAAATTTTAACAGATATAGTGATTTAAAGTGTCAAAATACTTATCCGGGCAAGCAGGATTGTTTGATTTAATATCATTTATTTAACTTATATTTTTTAGTTTTTTATAATTATAAAATACCTAAGTTTTTTATATCAAAAAACAGTGCTCACCATTGTAGCTTTATCGCGCCTGGATTATTTTATGAATTTTTTAAAAACTGTACATATTTACATAAATATGACGTAATATTTACAGTTTATCATTATTGAATTAAGACGATGAAAGACCAATATCGCCTTTATCACCCTTATCGCCTTTATCACCCTTATCGCCTTTATCACCCTTATCGCCTTTATCACCCTTATCTCCTTTATCACTCTTTTCGCCTTTATCGCCTTTATCGCCTTTATCGCCTTTATCGCCTTTATCGCCTTTATCACCCTTATCGCCTTTATCACCCTTCTCACCTTTAGAACCACCAGAAGTCAGAACTTTCTTAGCTAAATCAAGCTCTCGCTCTAAAACAGCGATGCGGTTTTCTAAAGCTACAGTCAAACCAATAATACGATTCATCTCATTACGCAGTGGGTTATTTGTTTGCGAGTTAACACCACGGCTATATAACACAGAGGACATTCTTTCTTTTTTGCCCGGATAAAAGGGTTTTAGAAACCAAACGCACCCCGGCATTTTTAATAGAAAAACAGCCTAAACTTGAAATCCAAACAACTTAATTAGAGAAACTTCAATAAGAATGATTATCCCGGTAAGATGTGTTTCATGTGGCAAGCTAATTTCGGATAAGTGGCTTTATTTTAAGAAGCGTCTTCGTGAAATGAACGGCGACGGCTTTGGGAAAAGGACTTACTTTAATGGTGGCGAAGTACCTGAAACTGCCGAAAAAAAAGTATTTGAAGAACTTCATTTAACTAGATATTGTTGTAAAAAGGTGCTTTTAACACATGTTGATTTGATTGAGAAAATCTAACCATATGACAGAGGGATGTTCAATTATGGCTCTAATCCAACACTAGTATTAATGGGACATCTGGCCACAGCATTGTTAGTTACATCAATTGTATTTTGGGTCGGTAATCCATCTGCACCTATTGTATTATTAGGAGGGTCTACATTAATTTTAATATATGCCTTTTTCTTACATAGAGCCCAGTTTGCTGCTGACTATAAATACAGTACTTGGCAGGATGGATTCAGACCATATGCCCCTTTGGCAATGTTTGGTTTAGTATTGCTACTAATAGTTGGAGGCGTTTCAATTACATCTGACAATTTTGTTGGCGGGCGTAGGAGACGTTAATCCCCGGTGTATGATTTATAAATTATGATTATACTAGTTATAATTTATTTCATGTTACAAATTTTAATTTAATTACATAAATAATATTTTAAAATTATATTTTTGTAATCTTATTGTAGAGAATGCCTTCTAGAACAACACGCAAATCGTCCATGGGTTCGAAATCCCAAACTCGTAAAACATTATCTGTGAAAGACTTTCGCAGTAAGTTCAACGAATTAGATAGTATAATGCGTAATTTTATAAAGCAAAACAGGTTAAATAATCCTTCCGCGTTAGTTCAAAAAGTTTCCCGGCAATGGTCCCAGCTTTTCAAAAAGAATTTATCTAGTAAAGCAGCCAGTGATTTAGCCTCACATTATTTAAATATATACGGTAAAAAAGCCAAAAAGGGTGGTTCGTTAGCGGGTGCTCCTTTGGATTATGTAATGCGTCCTGGAATGCCTGGTGTTGCAACTTATGGCGTTTTCCCTACAGAGGCGGGTGCTGACGTCAAAGCTACAGGACATTTAGATGTATATTACAATTCTGCTCTAGGAAGAGGTTGCGGTACCGAAAATACAACTGCTGTTGTTCCTAGTAATATAGGCTCTAATTTAGTAGCTCCTGCAAAGGGTGGGACACGTAGAACTAGACGGTTCAAAGGTAAGGGGGGCAGTTTTTTAACAACATTAAATACAAGATTAACGATGCCAACTTCGCCTGCAGGGCCGTATCAGGTAGGTTATGAACGACTAATTGGACAACCGGCACTAGCACGTGATAGCTATGACCCATCGACCCCAAATTGGGGTTTAGTGTCAAATGGTGCTACGCCTATTGACTCTAGTCGTATAACTATAATTGAGAAACCAGCCTCTGTATTGGCTAATCAGAATCCCTATCCACTAAAGTAATATTTTAATATATATTAGCTACCATATTATAATATGTTATATTTTATATTATTGTGTTAATAATATAAAATATAGATTATTACACCAATGGACATTTCAAACCAGCACTTTCTGAGCCGAAGGCGAAGAAATTGTGCCATCATTTGATATCACTCGTTGGTGACAATAGCCGGTTCTAAAAACCCGGCGGTGTAAAATAAAATATTATGAGTCCAACTATATAAGATATTTATATTTTTATTTTTAAAATTTTTTTGATATACTAATAATTTCATTATTATAATATTTAAGTGAGATTCAGGAATCATTATATAAACCCCGGCCGTTTCGCAGAATGTTTTTCCTATAATGTGTAGCAGATGAGTGCCACTTCAGACCTTCCGTTCAGGGTGTTAAATGCCTATTATGAACAAACCGATTTATTTTTGACAAGGCATCATATAGATTCATATGAGCATTTTGCTTTTAACGAATTTCCTCAAATGGTTTTTTCAGGGAATCCGGCGACAATTTTAAAGGACCCGTTAGGCGAAGGCAAATATAAATATAAAACTGAGATATTTTTCGGTGGAAAAGTCAATTATCCATCCGAGTTGCGTATACAGTTTGGTTCGCCGATTGTTACATTGGATGACGGTAAAACAGTGCGTCGCATGTATCCGAATGAGGCTCGCCTTCGTGGTTTAACCTATTATTCTCAGATAAGAATGGATATTGATATAGAAATAACTCGCACAGTAAAGCGTGGCGAAACGTTTCAAGAATTTAAGACACTAATACCCATTAAAAATTTCTCTGTACTTAAACTACCAATTTTATTACGCTCTAGACTATGTAGTCTTGGTACGAAAGCAACAGACGTAGCTATGAAAGAAAAAGGCGAATCCCCGTTTGAACATGGCGGATATTTCATTATTGACGGTGCCGAAAAAGTCTTAATTACCCGCCAAGAGCAGGCATTTAACTCGTTATACGTTGCTCGTAAGAATCCTACAGATTTAGATGTATCAGTATATGCATCCGTTGTAAGTCAGCACCCTGAAACGAAAATGAATAGAAGATGTTCGGTATATATGTTAAGAGAAAACTCCGTTCTTCGCGTTTCTATACCATCCGTCCGTGGCAAAGTCCCTCTTTTCGTTTTATTCAGAGCACTTGGAATTGAATCAGACAAAGACATAGTTCGCATGATATTTCCCGATTCAGATTCTAAATTTACGCAATTATATGAAGATATATTAATACCATCGATTGAAGACGCGTGGCCAATAAATACACAAGCTATGGCCATACACTTTATAGCCACATTAACACATCAAGGCACAGTTGCGTCTGTTTTAGATATATTAAGAAATAATTTATTCAGCCATGTTCCAAATAAGTTTAAGGCCCGTGCCTATTATTTAGGCGATATGGTTCAGAAAATTATTAAAGCAAATGCCCGTATTATAGCAAACACAGACCGTGATGATATTCGCAATCAACGACTGTTAACAACTGGCACACTTGTACGTGACCTGTTTGGAGCTGTTTGGAAAGACTGGAAAAAAATGGTACAGCTTGCCGTTGATAAAAAATATAACTATAACACAACATTATATGAAGGGGAAAAGTTCCAAGAGATTTTTGCAGCTGGGAATATTTTGGAAATTTTCCAGGTTGAAGAATTAAATAATGCACTAATGAAAGGTTTCCGTGGAAAATGGGGTACAAACCAGTTTGATACAAAAACCGGCGTACTACAGCCACTAGCTCGCATTTCGTATTTAGATGCTATGTCACACTGTCGCCGTATTTTATTAGACTTTGATACATCTATGAAACAAAGAGGGCCACGTCATTTACATGCATCCCAACTAGGC